CTGCCTTGAGAGCACGTGACTTAGCAGTAACAGTTACCTTCTCAATGCTGAATGCCATTTCAGCAAATGCTGAGTTGGAATCAGTACCAAGAGCTTCTGCCTGAGCTGTTGACATGCCTGAACCGAAGTTATAAGCACCGTTAGCAGCGTTGTTAGAAACAGCTGGAAGCTGACCAACATGCTTCTGACCAAGTGTGTTAGCACCAGAAACAACAGAAGAGAACGCTGTGTTAACTTCGTTGTAGAATGTTTCTGTACCAGACTGTGATGCATAGCGTGAACGCATTGCGAAAATAAGGCCGGTTGGGCCTGTCATTGTCTGAACACCGCAGATGTCATAAGCAATGAGGTTAGGCATTGCACGACGAACGAGAGAAATCAATACTGGATCAAAAGTATCGATTGCACCTGTTGAAGCATCTGAACTTGATGCACCCATAAAGTTTGCTGGGATTGGCGATGCTTCTGAAAGAAGGAACTGGCTGTGAGCGCCTGACTCACGGAGAGCTCTTTCGGTATTTTCTAGAAGCTGAGCTGTAACCTGGCGCTTATGAGCATCCTTAATTGGATTAAGGTCATTATGCTCTAGGATTGGCGCCCATTTCTTTTGAATTTCTTCTACTAACATTTATCTTTCTCCTTTTAGCGAAGGTTCTAAATTATTTATACTATTTTATCTTTTAATAGTTCTTGAGATTGCCTGCACGTATGACTTGACACGTGGATCGGTATAGACCACATCTGTAGAAACTTCCTGTTCTTCGAACTCTTCTGTCACTACAGTTTGCGTGGGCGCCTTTTCAGATGTCTTGAAGAAGCTTTCCTTAATAATTGAAAGTTTCTTTGAGTACGTGTCAAGGTCACCGTCAAAATCGATGCCTTCTGAAAGCGCGCGGAACTTTTCTATCTGCGTAAGAGCAAGATCTGAACATAGTGATTCAAACACATCGTTCATTTCATGTCCTACAACATTAGTTCTAAGTTCACTATTTTCAGTAATAACCTCATCTAACTTCTGTTCAAGTTCCTGTACTCTAAGAGCAAGTGATTCAAGTACATCTGTCTTATCAGCAGGTACTTCAATATAATGTTCTTCGAATACATTCTTGAGGCTATTAATGAATTCTTCCATTATCTCATTACGTAGTGTAGACTCAATAGCTACTTCATTTTCTTTCATCCATGATTCTACAACGTAATCTAGATATGTGTCTAACTTGCCAGCCATCATCTCTTCGATTTCAGAAGCCTTCTCAAGGAGTCTCTGTTCCATTTCTTCTTCGAGTCTTACTGTCTCTACATTAATAGCAGAAGAAATTGCTGCTTCGAAAAGAGTTGTTGCTTTTTCTTTGAATTCTTCAGAAAGATCTTGACCTTCGAACATTACTTCAAAATCTTCTTTTAGTGATGACTTCATTGCTACAGATGCAGCATTTCTAGCAGAGTTGTCACCAACACCATAATCTTTATTAGGTCCGTACTGTGACATTACTTGATCATACCACTTTACAAAGTCTTTTCTTGGCATCTGACCGAGAGCTCCAAGAACAGAACCAATCATCTGGATTCTTGATTTTGGATCTGCAACAGACATTGCACCAGCCTTTAGAGTATCAGCAGCATTTGAAGCTTCATCAATTGCTTCAACACTTTCTGTTACTTCAATTTCTTGATTTTCTAGTTCTTTACTCATTTAAGGATCTCCTTAGTATTTTTAATAATTATTTATATAATTAATACGTTTAGATAAGTGTTTTATTGGATGAAATGCTGTTAATGAAATTTTCAAAAACAACTAGCTTATTAGCTTCAATTTCATCCATAGTCATCTTTTTGAATTGTGTTTTAATCTTTTCAGCTGCTTCTTGAACCCAAATGCCATTTCTTTCGTCATAAACCCAATCTACGTTTTCCATGATACCATGAACAAACGCGTTTGGAGCAGATGGATCAGCAACGATATCTGCAGCAGTTGCTAGATGAAAATCATTTTGAACTTCCATCACACCATTTTTTTCTACTAGAGATCCCATACCTCTCGATGAAACACCTAAATTTGCACCAGACTTTAGAAGACCTTTTACAATATTTCCCATTGGTGTTTCAGTAATCTTTGCTTTTCCATAAACATCATTACCAGACCACTTTAATTCTGTAATCATATGTGAAACTCTATCAAGGTTGATAGATGGACCCTGAGGATGACCAAGCTCTCCATATGCTCTATTAGAGTTTACATTTTCTCTAACGTATCTTTCCAATTCTTTTTCAAGGATTGGCTTTCTATAAATTCTGCCGTTTCTATTTTTCTGTTCAGCTTGTAAGAAAATTCCCTTGATGAAATGTTCTTTTTCACCATTTTCTTTAGCTTCAGAAATATATTCTACGTCTACGACTTGTTCTGCTATAAGTTTCATTTTTAACCTCTATATGATGCGGCAGTTGCTAATACTGCAACGTTAGCAGCAATCGTATCAGTTGGATTCTTTTGAACAAAAATATATTGATTTGCTGGTATTGTGAACGTTCCAATAGTAACACTACTATTTGCTATTGTTATAACAGCAGCAGTAGTTGCACTAATATAAACAATAGGTGAATTATAAATCGTATTAGCTGTAGTTAAAGAAATTTGATTAGCTGTAGGTTTAATTATATTCATTTGCCCATAGCTTTCTTAGTTGCAGTAGCATACATTACTTCTTTTGCTCTTTCACCATATCTCTGCTTGAAACCGGCTACGTTTTTTTTCATACCCTTAACAATATCTTCGCGCTTCTTCATCTCAGCGTCAGACATCTCTCTTTCACCGAGTTCTTTTCCATGGTAGAATGTATCCTCTTTCCAACATTCTTTAAGTCCATGTACTTCACACATTACGTTCTCTGCAGTCATATTGCATTTTTTTTCAGATACTGTGCTACCTGTTGATGCATATCCATAATCAGTTGCATTTACATTTCTATCATCTTCTGAACCAACTTTTGAACCAGTAGTTTTCTTCTTAGCTTCAGCGACTTCTGTTTCTTCATAAGCTGCGGCGGCGGCTTCAACGCTACGATAACCATGTCTCTTGCCAGGATCATTCTTCTGAACTTTAGCTTCAGGCTTTACATTATCGGCGGTAAAAACATTCTTATTCTTGTTAACATCGCCACGATCATTAACAGTATGTGTTGCGAGAAAATCTTCTTCGCCTTTAGGAACATTTCTACCAGCGTTTTTGCTTATGATATCTCTAAGATTCTTCGCCATTGCCTTCTAATTCCTCTGTATCGTTTTGTACTTCTTCTTCTGAAGGTTGATCTTCCTCTGAAGACTCATCCGGAATATCTTCTTCTGAATTAAAAATACTTTGAGCTATTTCTATTTTCTTATTATTTATAGAATCATTTATTCTGTCTGTTAAAGCTGAGTTGAACACACTTTGAAAATCTAATGGTTTTTCCAATACAGCATGATTTATTAAATTTTTTAGAATTTCATCATTTTCCATTATAACTTAACTCCAGCGTTATATTTTTGTAGTATCTGCTTTGCTCTTGGATCACCGCTTTTTGCTATGATCTGAGAAGCTGATTTTAATTTAGCCTGATCTTGTAAAGATTTGTTATCTTTATTTATCAAACGTTGATATGTATTAGTAGCCTGTGTTAATTTATTAGAATCATCGCCGCCACCAGCTGAGCCAGTTTGTACATTTTGCATTGAATTTGGATTCTGAACTAAGTTGCCGGAACCATCATCAATCATAGGTGGATTTAATATAGGATCTGACTGTTCGGCTATAATTTCTTGATTCATAACATCAATGTCTTCTTTAGTTTGTTGTAAGATATTCTTTCTTACCCAACTGTGTGAATAGTATTTACCAATCAATGGAGCTATTCCATTGTAAGTATCTATTCTAGCCATTGCAATTTCATTATCTTTTAATTCTTTGAAGAAACCATCGTTAGCAAAGTCAAAAGTAATTTGCTTAGAATATGCTTTCCATTCTTCAATAGTCATGATTCCCTTTAAAACAACTTGTCTTTCTAGTAGCTCTAGGAACAATGACGAGAATTTTCTTCTTAGTCTTGAAATAAATTTAGCAAACTTAACTTCTTCTCTTGTAATTTCAGAAGATCTTCCAAGATTAAACCCTGTATTTTCTTGTTCTAGTCTACTTACAGGTACGTTAAGTGATCTATAAAGTTTCTTTTGGAAGTATAATACGTCTTCCATCTCACCTAAATTTTGACCGGCAGGAAGGGTAGTAACCTCCGTACCTCTTCCGCCTTCACGACGTGG